CGATATCTTAGAACCTTTCTTGCTAAAAGTTACAAAGGATGATACATTTATGATTAGTTCTGATAAGATTCTAACTCTTGCAGATCCTACACCAACACTACTTGAAAAATATCAAGACCTTATTAAATGAAGTTCTATACTAATGTTCAATTGATCGGGAATCAGTTTCTGGTTCGTGGTGTTGAGAATGGAAAAAGATATGAACATCGTGATGAATTTTTCCCTACATTATATGTTAAGTCTAAAAAGAAGTCTAAATACAAAACGTTAAATGGAGAGACAGTTGAACCAATCAATCCGGGAACAGTTAGAGACTGTCGAGAGTTCTATAAAAAATATGAAGATGTCGATGGATTCGAGATATATGGAAATGACAGATACATTTACCAATACATATCAGAAAAATATCCTGCTGATGAAATCAAGTTTGACATCAGCCAAATTAAACTTGTTACTTTGGATATTGAGGTTGCGTCTGAGCAAGGGTTCCCTGATGTTGAATCGTGCGTCGAAGAGATACTTGCAATCACAATCCAAGATTATACAACTAAGCAAATTGTTACTTGGGGAGTTAAACCTTTTGATAACAAACAAGATAATGTTACCTACCACTGCTGTCACACTGAGGAAAAACTTCTTCGATCATTCATAGAATATTGGATGCTAGATGTTCCAGATGTAATCACTGGATGGAACATACAACTCTACGATATACCATACATCTGCAAACGTCTTGAAAGAGTTCTTGGTGAAAAGATAATGAAAAGATTTTCGCCATGGGGTCTTGTCTCTGAGGGTGAAGTTCACATCATGGGAAGAAAACATACTACCTTTGATATTGGTGGTGTTACACAACTTGACTACTTAGATCTTTATCGAAAATTTACATACAAAGCACAAGAGTCATATCGTTTGGATTACATTGCAAGTGTTGAACTTGGGCAAAAGAAACTTGACCACTCTGAGTTTGATACATTTAAGGATTTCTATACAAAAGGATGGCAGAAGTTTATTGAATATAATATAGTTGACGTGGAACTTGTTGACCGTTTGGAAGACAAGATGAAGTTGATCGAACTTGCGTTGACAATGGCATATGATGCTAAAGTCAATTATAATGATGTGTTTTATCAGGTAAGAATGTGGGATACGATTATCTACAACTACCTTAAGAAACGCAATATTGTAATCCCCCCTAAGAATAGATCAGCAAAAAGTGAAAGATATGCAGGTGCATATGTTAAGGAACCAATTCCGGGAAAGTATGATTGGGTAGTTTCTTTTGACTTGAACTCACTGTATCCGCATTTGATTATGCAGTATAATATTTCTCCAGAAACACTTCTTGAAGAAAGACATCCAACAGCAACTGTTGATAAAATTCTTGGAGAAGAAATAAATTTCGAGTTGCATAAAGATAATGCTGTTTGTGCCAATGGTGCAATGTATCGAAAAGATGTTCGTGGATTCTTACCAGAACTCATGGATAAGATGTATGGGGATCGTGTGGTCTTCAAGAAGAAAATGATTCAAGCAAAGAAAGCATATGAAAAAACTCCTACTAAAGAATTGGAAAAAGAAATTGCCCGGTGCAACAATATCCAAATGGCTAAGAAGATCTCTCTTAACTCTGCTTATGGTGCTATCGGTAACCAGTATTTTAGGTACTACAAACTTGCCAATGCAGAAGCAATTACCCTCTCAGGGCAAGTGTCTATCCGATGGATAGAAAACAAAATGAATTCTTATCTAAACAAAATACTCAAAACGGAGGG